AAAATAAAAACATTTAAAACTCCGTCTGAGTTTACAGTAGATGATTTTATCATACCTCCAACTCCACCTTCAGTAGAACTAAAAGCAGTACCTTTTTGACAAGTTATAACAGCATTGTAAAAATGAGGGTAGATATCCGAAGCTCCGCTTGGTGTACCAAGAGTTATAGCATAATCACCAGCAGCCGATCGAGCTACACTTTTAATACCAACACTCTTAGCTTCTACAAGCGTAGGGGCTCCTGTGGAACCTACAGTAAATTGACCTTGTATTATTTTTATTTCTTTATCTAAGGCTTGTAGCCTCTGAAAACTTCTGTTTGCCATTTTTTTCTCCTTTAGTCAGAGTGGATGTGACCACGCTGCGAAAAAAGAGAAGCCCCGAAAGGCTTCCCCATTATTTAAATTATAGAGCAATCCTTACGTTATACCCTGGACCTCTACACCCTAACTGAGCATAGTAACCAACTCTAACTTCAACAGAGTCAGCCGTTGAGTCCCTAAGGAACTTAAGACCGTCTGAATCAAGAATCTTAGGAGACTTACCAAGAGAGTAAAGTTTCCAAACATCCATTTGAAGCATAAAGGCTACATTGTTAGGACAGTTTTGATCAGGTATTACCTTGATAGGTCCTCTAGGTCCGTGAATTAAAATACCTCTAAAACCGATTTGAGGATTAACCTTTTCATCAATGTAAGATACTTTAGAACCAAGAGCTTTTTCAAGATCAGCAAAGTTTGCATAGTTAATAAAACATACATCAGGCTTTCCACCTTCTCTAGCTACTCTAGCAGCAGCACCAATAAGAGCTTCTTCAAGAGGAAGAGAAGAACCAGAAAAACGGATACCAGCTAGACGAGTAGAGTCAGCACTTCTATCGACTGAGAAAAAAGAATCCCCAGAAGTAGGAGCAGTAGACGGAAGCCAAGCCTTAAGACCTTTAACCTTAAGATCATAATCCCCTTCAGGAACGATAAAATCAGAGCCAGCAAGAGAAGTAATAGTGTTAAGGTTAGCACTAACTACCATAGAACCAGCATCTCTATTTACAGAGTTAATAGTCAAAGGACCGTTAGCTCTTTTTGTACCACCAGTAGCAGCAGTAAAAAAGTCAATTTGCATACCAACTTCAAAGTTAGTAACGTCTTGAGCTTCTAAAAGAGTTAGAGTAGTACCAGCAACAGTAGTATCAATCTGACCTATAGAACCACCACCATCTCCAAAGAGACCGATAGCTAAAGACCGAGTAGCAGATTCAATAGCACCATCAATTTCNANAGTAGCAGCTTCCATGAATGCATTCGCATTACCTTTAGAAGCTTCAATAGTTTCGTTAGCGATAGAAGCTAGAGAGTAGTCAGAAACCCTAGTAAGCAAAAATGCTTTTAACTGAGAGTTAGTTTTGTTTGCCTGAGCATCAGAAAAGGTAGCTGAACGACCTTGAGGAATCCCATACTTGATAGGAAGCTTAAGGTTTTCACCACCGAATTGTTCATATTTAGAAACCATGGCAAGAAATGGATTATCCTTATATACCATGTTTTCAATTCTTTCATTTGTATAATGCTGCTTAAGAGCCGCAGCAAAAGTTGTCATATTTAAAGCCATTTTAAAACTCCTTAAGTTTAAGCTTAGTTTTTAATTAATCCCATTGTAACATTCTCGCTGCACGAGCTTTACTTTCTTCGGTTGATAACATTCGTTGCGCATTTTCATGGACCACTTGCGCTGCATGGTCATTGGACAAAGTAACTGGTGAGTCCGGTTCAAATAACTCTTCAGGGTTAACGTCTAACCTTCCACTTAATTTTTTTAACTTCATAAGCTTTCCAGCTTCTTCTTCTAAATAGCTTTCTACTGCATCAGCAGCATCCTTTAAATCTAATATTCTACCAGTATCGTTGTAATGTTCTTCTATTACATCATAAACCAATTCGTTAGCCTCACTGGCATTTATTAATTCATAGGCTTCATTATTTTCATTTATAAAACTTCCTATCTCATGTTGAAAGTTTTCTTGGACGCTGTTATAATACTCTTCAGCTTCGGCTTCTTCTTTTGCTACTAACCGTTCTTCCAAATCCTCAAACTTTCTTTTGTAATCTCTCTCTATTTCTTCCCTCATTGCAGACATTTGCATATCAGGAGTCAGTTTTCCATCATTTAACGCTAACTCTGTTAATTTGTCATAACCTAAACCAGCTTCTTCTAAAGCTCTAAGAGGGTCTCGTCTTAATAACTGTTCCCAATCTACTTCAGGTTCTTGACTTTGAGTTTCATACTCCGCTAAGCGTCTTTCCATTTCTTCAAATTTTGACTCGTACTCGGCTTCTCTGTCTCTTAGTGCCTTTTCTTTTCTACTTAGTGCAGCAAATTTTGAAGCAAACTGGTCTTGACCCGATTCTTCTTGTTGAGGTTCATCGTAATTCTCGGCAGCATAACCTTGATCTTCATACTCTATACTGGAGTCTAACTGTTCTCCTTCTGGTGCTGCGTCTGCATTTTGAACCACTTCATTTAAGTGCGCATGATTCTCTGACATAAATTCTCCTTACTTAATTGGGCAAAACCCGATCTAATGATCTACTAGTTGTATTTTTATTATTATTCTACAATCTCTTCTGATTGTTCATCTATTATTTCTTCTGTTGGAGGGGCTTCAGCCATTTGTTCGTCTATCATTTGTTGATCAGACGCCATTTTCATCTCTTCTTCAGCAGCTCCGGCAGCCCCCATTTGAGCTAGTTTTGCTGCCATTTCCTCTGGTGTTTCCTCTACATCCTTAGCCTTCATTAATAAAGCTTGACAATCTTCCATATATTGCCTTAAAAGCTCTAACCTTTCTTCAGGAGCACCACGTAAACGGTACATTAAATAGGCTTGTTGTACCTTTCTTAACGCATTTTCAAGGTTTTGGTACGGTTCAGGTGGGAAATATTTACCTTGGTGAATCATAGTTTCTATAACTTTTTCTAGGTTTTTGTTGTCAGAAGTTAAAAGGTCCATTTCAGACTCTAAATCAGGAAAGTCTAAAAGGCTTATAGCTTGTTCTTTACCTATAAAACCTGCTTGTAACATGTCCTGTACGTCTGCCAACCTAGCCGCTGGAGTTGTAGAAAGCGATGACGTTGGAAATACTGACATCATATACTTGTCTGCATCCATGTCTACATCTTTCCATTTTATGGTTTCTACGAATTTTCCATCACTAGACTTAACTCCAAAGTTTTCATTTTTTTCATAAAGTTCTTTACCTAAATCTATCATAATCTCAGCAGCATCTAAGAAAGCTTTTTCATACCTTTTGGCTACGGACATAAACCGTTCAGTCTCTAAATCATTAAAAGTCCTTAAAGCTTTACCAGAATCTAAACCAGCAGGTTTAATAGACTGAGCTGAAAGTTGAGAAACCCCAGCAATTTCAAAAGCTCTACCGTATAGCCTGTCTACATGAGAAAATAATTCAGGAGGAATACCACCTAAAGGGGCATAGGATGGAGGAGTACCAGCATATTTGATAACTCCCCCAATCCTATTATTAAGATGAGAAGAAACAATCTTAGAACTAGCTTCTACGAGAAGTTTAGGAACAGAGACAAGATGCATAGAAACTTGAATAGTTCTAAGAGTTTTATTGATTTCTAATTGAAGTCCTGATAGTTGTTCAGCCAAGCCTTGACCAAAGAATCCTACAGGTCTCATGTTCCATCTAAAAAATACAAATGGAAAATAATCTTTGTCATAATTTTCTTCAAATAAAGTAGCTGTAGATACGCATATAGTATGTTTTCCGTCTTTAGCTTTTGGTCCTGACTTTAAATGCCAAGATTCTACAACTTTTACCATGTCTTTAATATTAGAACTACCATAATTAGCCTCCTGAGAAGCTAAAATAACTAGCATTTTCTATTTCTCGTTCAAGCTTAGGGAACATTTGAATTAAAACGTCTTTATGAATATATTTTTCTTGATGTCATTTGACGAGGTTTAGAGTAATAAGNCTCTACATCATCTACTTTNATTTCATCNATAAAAACTCTTTCCGTATGAATTTGACCGTCTTTAATATAAATTTTTAAGCAGCCAGTTCCAAATATACAAGCATCTGTGAAGGCGGAAGCCGCTTTTTCGTAAAAATCAGTGTTCGCAAAATTACCTTCTACAAACTTAGTAAGCTTTTGTGCTCTAGATTGTAAACTAAAATCCCCACCCGAAGTCAAGAATTGAGCCTTAGGTCTATTTTTGGTAATCTTAGAAACAACAGTGTCAACCATAGACTGAACTATGTTTAAAGTAACCCTGTTTACAACATTATAACTAGTTTCTACTCTTGCATAGTTTACAGCACTAAGACCACCTAGTTCATAATTACCATAAAGCCTAGCATAAGTAAGGTTGGCAGCACTTCGATAAGACTGTCTACTTTCTAAAGCAGATAAGTAAGCAAAAAGCTCTTGATATAAGTCTTTCCGATTAGCTAACCACCAATGATCTCCATTTATTTCTTCAAACATACTTTAATCCTATGAATTAGATGACCAGAAAAGCATTTCTTCATCTTCTTTATTTTGTTGTTCTTCTTCAAATTTAGATTCTTGGACACTAGTTTTTAATTTATCTGCATAATCTTCAGTATTATCTATAAAACTTAATTCAGATAATTCAAATTGGATATTATCAGATTTAAAAGATTTTACCTTTTTTTCCTTACACCATTCAATAAATAACTTAATGTCCTCTATATTATTCAGCATATTTACCTCTATTGTTCATTTATTATATTGTCCAATTCGTCAATATCTTCTTCATAAAGCTTTTGTAGCTCAAATGCATAAGGGTCCTTTTTCCTCTCTTCACATTCAACAGCTTCCTTCTTTTCCATCTCAGCCATGTAAACGTCTGTATTTACTACGGCTTTTTCTTTTGGCTTTTCAGATAGATAATGTCTGCACTCCCTCCAAGCATACAATACAGCATCACAGATGTCAGAGTGATAAGTGTCTGAAATCTTTGGTCTCTCTGGATTACGAATTTTCGAGTCTTTATCCCACTGGACCAGCATGCAATCCTCTTCAAATAGAGAACTCTGGAAGGCTTTAAATTTTTCAGTTCGTAAATCATCATTTAATAGCTCTATAAATTCTACTTTTCTGGTCTTTTCAGCAGCCTCGATAACAAGACCATGCCTCATTCGAAGCTCCTCCTGAATCTTTTTACCTAAGGCTCCTGCGTCCATGACCATCCTAATTGGGTTATATTCATCCTTATATTTATTAATCGCTTCTACTAATTGCGATATATTTTGTTTATTCTTTACATGTTCATCAACTAAATAAACTTTTTTGTGATGCGTATTATAACCTATGACCGCAATTGCATCCGAGTCATTATAGCCAATGTCGATTCCAATAATATAATGCCAATCCCCAGAAGTAGGCAAGGCACTATAGATATTACGAGCTTTACTAAATTTAAAAACGAGCGCATCCTTATCTTCCACCCACTTTCCAAACGTTTCCCTAATATACGACGGATCTGACTCATCAATACCTCTAATTATTCTTTCTTCTGTTAATACTTCTTCCAAGTCCAGCTTAGGAGGAGAATGCATATAAGGATTATCAAAAGCTGTCCAATGATGAGACTTCCAATTTCTAGACTGAGAATATTCATAGAACACTCCGGCTTTAACTGGTCCTGGAGTTCCTGTAAGATATAATTGTCCACGTTTATCCCTTAATGCTGGTATAATAATGTCGTTTATTAAGTCTGTCAAATAGGATCTAAAAGACTGACACTCATCAATATAACATTTCTTTAGTTTCCATCCTCTAAACTTTTCTATTTCCGTTCTATCTTTAGCTCCTGCAATGTAAATCTTAGACTTGTTAGGAAATGTTATTGTTAACCTAACATTATCTGTCTTACATTCTAGCTCATACTCTTCAACGATCTTAATTAAATCTGACCATATAATGGCTCTAGCTTGTTGCTGCGTTATAGTTATGTAGAGTAGATTAGATTCTTCCTCTTCCATAGCAGCATCTATCATATCGGCTGCAATTCCTACAGTTTTACCTGCTCTACGAGAACATACAGCAGTTCTAAATCTTGTACCTTTTCCTCGAAAGAATTGTACTTGTTTTTCAAAACAAAATTCGTCAAAGATAAATTGAGGCTTAGAAAGTTTTTCTTTACGTTTCTGTATCTCAGCTCTCAGAGCCTCTTTGCTTACGTTTTGCAAACTCTGTTTCTGCATCTTTAG